GGTGTAATACTTGCCATCCTTCATGTATTGCGTGGCGCGATTACCGACGTTTGGATCGACCATCGTGACCTTGTAGCCGAGTTCCTCCATGACTTGCTGACGGCTCTTGGCTTTCTCGACTTCATACATCGCCAGACCGAGCGCGCCGACCGCGAGGCCCGGTGCGCTGCCCAGCCCGATCGCCGCCACCAGCGCCTGCACCGCGCGCAGCGAATAGATGAACCGCGCCAGCTTGTAGGTGATCAGCCACTCGATCCCGTTCGCCAGCACCCGGGTCCAGCCGCCGGACGCTTCGGCGAGCTTGTTCATCTCGGCGGTGACCGCACCGATCTCGCTGCGCAGTTGCTTGCCGGTTTCGGAATTGAATGCTTTCTTGAGATCGTCGCCGACCATCTTGACCGCGCCCGACAGCGTATTGATCGCCGCCGAGATGTCCTGGGTGATCCACTCGCGGTTGGCCTGTATCCAATCGAACATTCCCTCGGTCGCGTCTTTGATGCCGGGGGTGACGTTGAAGGTGACGATCTCGCCCATGCGACGGAACAGATCGTTGACGTTTTGCAGCGCGTTCGCCATCTCGCGCGAGCGCTTGGTCTCCTCCTCGGTGACGGTGCCGATCGAACGGACGCGGGTCTGCTGTTTCTCAAACTCCTCATCGGACTGCATCATGACCGGCGCCAGTTGCGGCGCGCCGATCGATCCCATCAGCAGCTTCACGTCCGGCCCGGTCAGCGTGCCGGCCTTCAGTTGCCGCTGGATTTCCTTGTGCATCTCCGGAATGAGTTCGGTGATCAGGTCTTTGGTGGTGCCGTCGTCCTTTTGCACATCGATGCCGAGCCGTTCGCGCAGGATCGGCACGATCGGATCGGGGCCGATGTTCTTCACCCGCGACAGCGCCTGCTGCATCGAGTCGATGCCGCTGGCGACACCTTCCGCCGAGCCGCCGAGCCGTTCGGCGACCTTCTGGAACTCGGTCAGGTCTTGCACGCCCTCGCCGAGGGTTTGCGACAGGTAGCCGGTCGCGGTGTTCGCCTTGGTGACGTCGGTGAACAGCTTCTCCATCGCGCGCACGCTCAGGATGACGCCGAACAGACCGAGGAACTGTGAGGTGACGCCTTTGATGACGTTGCCGACCTTACCGAACGCGTCCTCCATGTCGCGGCCGAGCGCGGTGGTGACACCGCCGGTCCTTTTGGCATTCTCGGCCGTGCGTGCGGCGTCGCGCTTCTCCCGCTCCTCGCGGCGTGCGGCGGTCTCTTTCTGGCGCGCCTCGCGCTCGGCGTCGGTCTGGGCTTCCTGCGCGGCGGTGCGCTGGCCGCTCGCCGTCGTCGCCTGCTCGATCTTCTGCAACGTGGCGAGTATCTGGGTCAGCAGATTGTCGCCGGCTTCCTTCGCCTCGGTGGCACCGTCCTTGAACCCACCCGGGTCCAAGGATAGCGTCATCGTCAGTTCGTCAATAATGGTGGGCATCAGCCCGGCCCTCGCGCCCGCACGGTGCCGAGAAACGTCGTGAACCACGGACCATTCGGCATCTCGCTCTCCAGCGTATGGGTGATGCCGGACACAAACATCGGTCGCGAGTCGTTATTCCACAGGCTGCTTTGCACCTTCACCTGCTGATTGAATTTCAACGGCCGGAACGCGCAGGTGATCAGATACCCCATGCTGTTGAACTGCGGATAAGTCTTCATGCCCGACAGTGGCGTGATCAGCGGGATGTTGCTGATGTTACGACCTTGCCCGCGTGGCCAGATCGCCAGCACGCCATCCTCGACGATCGCGCTGATGCCGGCGTGCTCGGCGATCCGCCGCATCTGTTGCAGCGCGGTGCCGGGGTAATAGATATCGCGCAGCTTGGCGGTGACGCCGTTGTTCTCAAATGTCACGCCCATCTGGCTGGCCAGCGTCTTCATCACGGTCGCCACATCGACCGAGCCGGCTTGGCTGATCGGCGGCGCCGGCTTGATCTGGTGGATGAAGCTTTCGAACGCGGTGATCTGGAATGCCACCTGGGGCTGGCTTTCGCCGTCGAGGTAGGCATCCTGGAGGGTGCCTTCGAACACCATCTGCATGCCGTCGACATCGTTGCCGGCATCGATCCTGACGCCGTTACGGCGCTGCGCGCCATACAGCAGACCGAGCGTCGAGAGTTTCTGCATCAGGTCGAACTTCATGCCGAAGACGCGGCACGACAGGGTCTTCGGTTGATTGCCGGCGGTCTGCTGCACGGTGACCGAAACGCGACGCCCGCGCAGTGTCACGGTGTTCTTGCCCTGCTCGCCGAAATTGCCGGTGCCGAGCGTGATGGTCACGTCGAGCTTGCGCTTGATGTAGGGCGCGGGTGCGCCGGTCACCGTGGTGGCAGGCTTGGTGACCGGTGGATCGGGCGGCAGGCGCGGGGCGGTGACCGTCACCTCCGGCAGCGTGACGGTCGAGCCGCTCATTAGTTGACCGGTGGACTGGTAGAGGCACCGCCCGGCAGCACGTTGCCGTGGACGTGGCTGCTGTCGATATGCTTGCTGTTCGACGTGATGGTGCCGGTCTGCGCGATGTCCATGTTGATCGTCATGGTGCCGCGCCCACCAGCCTGATTGCCCACCCAGGTCACGTCGCCCTCGAATACGATCGCGGGCGCGCGGATCGTGATGGTGCCGGGCGAGACCAGCGTCAGGCCATCGTCGGTGAACTGCATATACTGGCCGGGCGCCCCCTTGGCGATCACCGTGCCGACATAGAGCGCATCCGCCAGATCGTGGCGGCGGAACGATCCCGGCGCCGAGGCGTCGCCCTTGTTGGCCTTCACCGCCGAGATGTCGCGCGAGGCGCAGACGATCACGCCGACGTCGCCGGCCTTGGGGTCCATGATGATGCCGTTGAGGCCGTTCTGGTGGCGGTGGTAGGGCACGTTATAGATCGGCCCATGCGGATAGGTGTTGGCGGCGCCGTCGATCTGGTGCACCAGCAACTCGACATCGATCGTGCCGGGCGGCGCCACCTCGCCGTTGCTGCGCGCGCCGACCACGCGGACCACCGCCGAGGTCGCGACTTCCGACAACACCGCCTTGACCAGCGAGTGCATCGCGTTGGTCTCTGACCCAAAATCGCTGGTGCCACGGAACCCGAGATAGCCGTCTGACTCAGACATTCACGTCTCCTCGCGAGACGCCCATTTGTTGGCGAGGCGCTGGTTGAAGGTATCGACCCGGATGATCTCCACCAACCGGTAAAGATCAGCCACCCCATAGACCGTGCTGAGTTCGCGCAGCGTCGCCTGTCGCGCCGAGATCACCGCGCCGATGCTGCTGGGAACGTTGCGATATTCGGCCCATTCTGGTTGTTCGTCCCCGACGGTCCCGTCGTCGAGTTCCAATATCGCGCGCGTATAGAAAAACCCAGGTGGGTGTCGAACCACGCCTCCCTGAGTGCCATCAGCGTGGTGATCTCCTCGATATCCTCGGCGACCAGTTGCCGTGTCAGGTTGCGCGACGGATCGGGCTGGAACGACACGCACGCCAGCATCTCATCCATCAGCGGCTTGCAGACCTTCCAGTCGATGCCGCCGATGCCGTGCACCGCGATCCAGGCAGCGGCGCCTTCGAAGCCCATGTTGAAGAACCCGTTCGGCACGTTGGCATTGCCGGCGGCCAGCATGGTGAGCAATCGTCCGGCCCAGAACTCCGCGTCGGCTGCCGCCATCTCGGTGATCCAGAACACCTTGCCGTGGTCGCGGCCTTCGCGTTCGATCACCACCCGATCGCGGCGTCGTGCCATTACAGCGGCGCGCCGTTGATCGACTGCCACGTGATGGTGAAGCGGCGCGGTTGCAGGATGCGCCGCGCATCAGCCATCGGCGGATAGTTGGTTAGGAACCCCTGCACGCAATAGAACCCGCGACCGATCGACTGGAGCGTGATGTGGGCATTGGCGATGTATGCCTCCCGCTGCTGTTCCTGGGCGTTATACCACGTGTCGAAGATCAGGTTCGACGGGCTGTCGGCTTGCAATGCGATGGTCTGCACCTTGGGCTGCGGTGTCCAACCGCCGGAGAGGATACCATCGACCCCCATCAGCGTCTCGACCGGTGCCACCAGCGCGTGGCTGAACACGTCGTCGGCGGCGAACCCCTGCAACTGCAAGGGTGCCGGGAACAGATTGGTCACGCTGATCATGAACACCGCATTCGCGGCAGTGATGGTTGCCACTGAAACCTCCTATCCGTTGCGCTTGCGGGGTGCTTACTGGACCATCACCGAGGCGAGCGTGATGCGCTGGACGGAGCCGCCGTCCATATACCAGAACGTGCACGGCGGGGTGCCGCGATTGGCGCGCACCTGCGGATCGGCATCCGACACTTGCAGGTAGTAGCCCTGCGAATTGAGGATGCCGTCGATCGCCACACCGGCCATGTTGTTGACTTCGTTGATCTGCGCTTGTGACAGCGTCACCCCGGTGCGGATCGCACCGAAGTTGAGCGCGCGATTGATCACGTCCTGGCAGGCCGCCTTGATCATCGTGTAGCCGACCTGATTGTAGGGGATCGAGCCGACCGTGGTGAGCAACTCCATCAGCGCCAGTTGGAAGCCGTTGTTCATCCAAATCTGATTGATGTAGCTGTCGATCCACTTGTAGGGACCGGAGACGACGCCGGGATACAGGAAGCGGAACAGATCGTTCGCCGTCGTCCAGATGCCATAGTAGTTGTATTTGTTGGCCTCCAGGTTTTTCGCGATGCCACCGTCGGTGATGTCAGGGGTGATGCCGGTGGCGCCTCGGAAGGCCAGCGTCTTGCGGCCGTTCAACCGGTTGAAGTCGATCGCCGCGACCACGCCCATCATGAACATCGCCAGATTGCGCCCGGTGGTGACGCCGGAGGTGACGCCGTCGGCCGCGAGCAGCGGTGAATAGATCGGCGCGGTGCCGGAGGTGAGCGCGGTGTCGAGGATGCGGGCGAGGCTGCCGGAGCCACCCGATGCCGGGCCGGCGGCGGTGGCGTCGTTGTCCCAGCACACATACATATAATTGTTCTGCTGCGCGTTAGTCCAAGCAGCGAATTGTTGCTTGACAGCATTGTTGCGGAGACCGGTGGCGGGGTTGATTGCGTCGGGTTCGAATGCGGTGGCGAAGCACGCCCAGTTCTGAGTTTTGCGGACGATGAGGTCCAACCAGCCGGCCGGCGTTACGAACGGGACGCCCAGGCCGGGGACATTGCTCATGCCCAACGGCTGGATGGTGGCGCCGAGTGCCGGGGTCAGTCGCAACACGGTCGCGGCATTACCCTTCAGCGAGGTGATCGCGCTGATGGTCGAGATCGCCGGGTTTTTGTAGACCCCTGGCGCGGCGGCGATCTTGAACTGCCAGCTTTGCGCGTCCCAGGTGCACGGGTTGCGGAATATCTGAAGGTTTTGCGGTGAGCCTTGGGTGTGCGGCTTGTTGATCTCAAAGACGCCGGTGATACCGGTGCCGCTGATCTTGCGCACGATGTAGGTATCCATCGCAAAGCCGGTGCCTTGGATGACATCACCTGCGCCGATGGTCTGTTGCGTGGTGATGGCGGGCACGCCGATAGGGATGTTGTTGGTGGTGATATTGAGCGTGGTGCCGGAGCAGGTCGCCAGCACGCCGGCCACCGGTGTGAAGGTGCGCGGATCGGGAAAGACGCCGACGGTTCGATGGATCGCCGCACCGAGCCGCATCGCGGCCTCGGAATAAGAGCCGACATCGGCCATCGAAATAGGTGCGCTGGTCACGTTCGCGCCGCCACCGATATTCAGTGAGATTTGGCTGGCCGGATCGATCGCCCTGATCTGATCGAGCGTGAGGCCCTGATTGGGCGCGCTCATCACCCAGGCCGGCAGCCACGAATTGCCGTAGGTGGAGACCAGCAACGCGCCCGGCCGCTTGGTGGCGTTGGTGTCGGCGAGGAAATAGGTGCCGGCCAGCATCGCCATGTAGGACGTCGGGCCATAGAACCGCTGCACCGAGATCAGGTCGGGGAACGAATACACCTCGCCCACCGGGGTATGATTATCGGTGGTGATCAACAGACCGAGCAGATCGATGCCGACGCCGCCGGCATTGAGGACGCTCGGCAGCACAGACACGATTTGGGATGCGGGAATCGCTGAACCGCTCATCGCGGGCCTCCTCCAATGAAGTCAGGGATGCGTCGGGCGCGACGCGCGCGGGGTCAGTGCGGTGTGATGCTGGGGATCAGGATCAGATCGACCGGATAGAGACCGATCACCACGTCATCGGCGAACTCCTGACCGAGCGTGACGATGATGTTGGCTTGCAGGTGCAGATCGACGATCCAGCGATCCTCCCACTGCGACTCGGCATTCTGGAACGGCACCATGCGCGGATCGTCGGCATAGAGCGGGGCCATCTCCAGCGGCCCCGACACCGCCTTGACCATCTGATAGCCCGCGTCGTCGCGCCACGTGGTGTGGATCGCGGCGGCGTTCATGCTCGAATTGGGACCATGCACATCGCATTGATAGACAAGGTCCGCCGGTTGCAGCATGACGTGGCGGCCGACATAGATCGTGCTGCCCGCCGGAACCATCTGCGGCGGCGTCACGGTGTAGCTGTTGGCGACAGACCCGGCGGCGGTGATGACGCTGCCACGCACCACGTGAGGGCCATACAGCGTATAGCCCGGCAGCAAGGTGATGGCGGG